TCAACAACAATGAACAAATACGGTTTCAGATAACGATTTCGGTCTCTTACCTTTAAGCCGCCGGCTGTCCTGCCTTCGTCCGGGCGTCTGTCCAAAATAACAAGGGCGTTGCTGGTAACCTTCCAAGGGTGTAACTAGTTCGTTACTGGTGACCTGCCAATTGTGCGGGTGCGGTCGGAGCCGCCCAGGTATTTTGGCAGGAACATTAATCGCCAGAGGTTTTTAGGAAACGCCCGCGTTCCAGCCTAACCGCAGGAATTTTTCATTAAACATAAAGGGAAATGCCACACGCGACAGCACATTTATCATTTTAATTTATTATAGTCCTCAGGATATACAAATAAATTGGCGTCTGTGGTTAAATGCAGAGATGTACAGATAAGACAGAACAATACATGTTAGAACAATACAGATTATCATCAGGCTTAGCGTCGGGCCTACTTTCCCACTGTTCTAACCCTACGCTTCCTTTTTGATGCCACAGTGCGAGGCGTAGTTAAATCAGCCGGAGAGGTAAATAGGCCGCTTTGATATATAAATTTCCTCCCTAAAGAATACTGATCAAGATCTGCTGACATGCGTTCTTGAAAGTCTAATAGCCAAAAATTATACTTTGCAAAAGGATCTACTGGTTCTTTTGCAGGCTGAGTGTCTGGACATGGTGTGGCAAAACTTTTTATGTATCTATACTTATCTTCTATCGACAGCGATGAAGGGATATTAACCCCTAAATTCCAATCCTCTAAGATTGCAGGATTCATTGCATAGATATGAGATAAAACATCAGTGGATAAAGGTACTTTACATAACTGCACAATTATAGATATTTCAAATTCTTCAACATGTCTTAAAAACTGCCTAAAATTCGATGCAGTATACTCTGTCGCTGATGTTGTATGACTTCTGGAAATCGACAGGTTAGTACCTCTTGTGTTATCCACAATTGTTAAAAACAATTGGTTAGCCCAACAAATTCCATTATTCTTTCCCTGTGTCCTTTGAATCCAATATGGCCTATTAAAAATTTGTGCATCGCTGGATACAAGTGACCCACTAGGTGTTGCAAAATAGTCAACGTTTCCCAGAGTTTCACGTGGATCACCGGATTTTGGTTTAAATATTAGTGAAGGGGGTACCGCTTCCCCTTCTTCACCGGCTCTGTTCATAAAGTGGCGAGCATACATTTGCTCCCTACGTGCAAAGAAGAAGAGAGAGTCTCCATATGGGTCCCCGTTCATTTGAATATAATCTGGATATTTACATACAGAATTTGAAATATCTAATGGAACATCAGATTTAGTTTGCTGTAAAATTCTAAAATCCATTGCCCCAAAACCAATATCAACCATGTCACCATCCTCAATAATAGAATCGACCAATTCCAATGGAGGGCAGTCTCCTGCAGCCACTGGTGTTTCCTCACAAGGTGTTCCTGCTGTCCAATGTTCTCCTTTTGCAGGTACACAGCCTAGTATAAAGGTTTGGGTTTGTTTGACATCAAATGACATATTTAATCTTTGGTCATCAGCCAAATCAGTTACATATGTACTAGGATTTTCTGTGTCTTCATATTTGTTAAATAACGGGTTACCAGAAAGGCCAACACCAAGCGGTTGACCACGGCCTACTTCAATACCCAACACGGCCCATACCAGTCTCTCCCGTTCAAAATTGTAAAAAGAAGGGTCAGGGAAAGCAAACTTGTTAGGATCTGGTAATAAAATGCGAAACACACGAAATTGATTTGCTGATACTTTTGGGATTGTGATTGTATTGCCATCACTTGATCTTTGTTCGTAATAAGGATGGCCCACCGTTAGAAGCCTTTCACTATTCGCATGGTAGTAAACATTTGTGCGTGTAATATAGTCATCTGTACTGAGAATCCTGGCGACAGGCGTCGGGGGAATGTAGAGTTTATTGTTACTTCTCAGCCACAGTGCCATCTGGAAAAAATTAAAAGACATATTTGCGTTTCTTTTTTTTCCGTAGGAGGCTGGGATGTAAATAAAAGGTCCCAGAATTATTTCCTTCCTGCACTATGACTACTTCTCTACCGTTTTCTATCTCAGTAAATGGTACACCAGCAGACGTATCAGAGGGCTCAGGAAAAGAATAAAATGTATTACCAATACGTTGTGCTATGAACTTTGCTACACGTCTCGCAATTGGTGTATATGGCCGTGATGTCAGGGAACGCTCTTCAAATATTTCCTCTTCGGGGACTATATCCTCTACGCCCCTATAGCTAAGTTCTGGAGTATTTGTTACAATTGCTGCATCTGTGCTTTCCTCGCCTAAAGTGGCCAGTTCTATTTCCTCTGGTAGGATGGAACTTATATCTTGGTAAAAATGGACAGCACCTCCAATTTCTGCACCACTACGAGTTCTCAATGTCCCACGGGTTCCTAAACGGCTTAAACGTACACGGCCTTCCTGCTCTGAAAAAATGGGCCTACTTAAGGTACGGATATCTGCAAAAGCTGCATCAGGTGCAGCGCGCGCTAAATTATCTACATCACGCGCAAACTCGAGGCTAATGTCCCCTTCAAATGCAGGGTTATCAAACTGTACTAAAGATGCAGGCCGTGACAAAAACTGTCTATTAGGTACCTGGACTTGTTGCGTCCCTCTACGGTATAGATTTCTAAAGTTTCGGATTCTTTGTAATACAGAAGGTGTACTTGTTCGAGGGATGTCTTCTATTTCTAACTCTGGAAACGCCTCTTCTAAATTTATATTACTTAACTCAAGGTTTTCTGCTACTGGTGCTTCTGTGATTGAGATGTCAATAAACACATTTGCCCCTGTTGTGGTTTCGCCAAAGGGCAGCACAAATGGTGGCTGGAATGTAGGATTGTGGAAGGACGTAGCTGCAATTCTGCGGGCAGAAACATTGGGTGCTACATTTACAGATTCCACCTCCATTACAGCCACATTTGTTGTTGGGTGTACTTCGGCAATCATATTTATTGTGTCATCGAACTCTACGGATGTCACAGGAACATCTTCTAATGGGACTACAGCAGGTGCAGAGGCATCTACTGTATCTAATGGTAATAGTTCCGTTGCACCTATGTCTACTGGGACAGATGGGCGAACTACTCCGGTTGACGTGCCAATAGTGACGGATCCTTCTGTAAGAGGTTTATATCCCATTGCCCCACCACTCCCAGAACCTGTGCCAATACCAAGACCACCAAAAAAAAACTCCAATGCTTCCATATTTTATTATTTTGTCAGCTAATGTATTATCCTCTACCTTATTGATTACATCATCTGGACAAGTACCATGAGGTTTGCATGCCCTGTATATGTCACCCACAGAGGCTCGCTTTCTTCTGATTAATATAGCGCCACTTTCCATATTGCCAAAATGTACAAAGCAAGATATGTACTGGCCTATATGCCGTCCAGTTGCCCCTTAAATGCCGTTATATGTTTAGGGAGCGGGACGTGTTTCAAAAAGTGCATGCGCTGTGCATCATCTGTGAACATAACAAGCATTCTACCCCTCCCAAGACGTGCACTGTCAACTGTATCTACCCATTGAAATGTTGTGCTAATATGTTGAAACTCTTTACTATACTGGTGTCGTAATCTATATCTTAAACATTTCAAGGAATTAGGGTTGCCTTTTAAAACTACAATAGGTGGGTCTCTTGCTTCATCAAGTAATCGAGCAAGTCTGCTCGAACGTTTTGCTTCAACCGTTCGATTTCTCGATCCAACGTCTTCAGGAGCAACCGGTACTCCTCCCGGTGATGATGCCTCCTGGTCCTCACGTCTTCTTCTTGGTCTGGGAGATTCGGATCGCCTTCCGTACCGTCGCTTGGGTCGTCCTCCTGCAGGTTGAGTTTCGGCGGTGTCTGTAGTCCCAGTGGGACTTTGGAGAGGTGTAATGCTAGAAGTTAAGACAGGGAGCTGTTTATAAACAAGTGTCCAGTTGTCTGTGTTATATTTCTTTGCCTCAGCAGAAAACGAGATATAAAAGGTTTTTAAACCACCACCGGCAGAGTAATAGGCTCCTTCATTGGACACTTTTCCTACGTATTTTGTCCACATATCCGTATCTGTCTGTATATATAGATATGTCCATGTAGTATATGATTGTGTATGTTGCTCAAATTGTACAACAACTGTTGTTGGGCCTTTTTTAAAGGTTCGCGAAGGAACCGCGAAAAATGTCAAAGCACTAGTCTCTTGCATTGTCCATGGTTCATCACCATATTTAGAGTTTTGCAATGATTCTAAATATAACTGGATTTCTATTGCTTCCTTCGCTTTCGACTCAGATATTTGTAGTGCAGGAACTGTCTGAAGCCCTATATGAGATAGGCCCTGTTGCCGTGCAAAATATAAAAGTGTCTGTTCCTGCCTTACTAGCTTCCAGTGTTTAATCTGAGTTTCAAGAGTATTTTCTGCTGTTTCATAAATATCAAGAAGCGCTTCTTGCACCGCATCTAAACGTTTCCTGAGAGTCTCCATTGTCACTGTCCTCTTCTTGATCACTGAGTTCTAAATGGGTCCATAACCTTGCAAAAAAACATTTCCAATGTTCATCAGTTAAGGTAAACTGGGGCTTACCATCTATGTCGGGAATGGGCACATCAAATTTAAACCCATGAATTCTGCTATGTAAGTAAAACCATTTGGAATTTGTGCTAATATCTATATTTGATGTTATTAACAAAGGTGGACATTTTATTTGCAATGGAGCTTTATGCTTACAGTCAATACAGATTGGGTTTCCATCTAATGCATTACGTAAATATACATCTATGTAAGACCAACAATTTTCGGTGGCATCATCTATTAATGCAATTTTGCAATCGGCCAAAGGCTGGAGCCAAAACTGGCTTTTAGAATTTAAAAAAGACAAAATCTTTCCATGTAAAAATTGAATCAAACTCATAGTAAACATGGATTTCCCAGTATTTGGTTGGCCGTAAAACAGTAGGCAATTTTTTTTGGGAATCCCTCTAAGAAACTGTTTTAAAATTTGGACAAATGGCATGAATTCAACGTTTTGCAATTTTAAAAACCTGGCTATTTGTTTCCAGTCGGCGTCGCCCACGGATTTACAACGTTTATGGATCCAAGCAGAAATTGTCATATTTCTCATTTCTGCACGTTTATAATGGCGTACCATTGTGCAGCAATCCCTTACATATTTTGCTTGGTTACTACTTGCTAGCCAGGCTGCAGCATTACCATCAGTATCTGCCAATCGCGCATAGTTATATGCAATAGTACTTTCCTCAACCATGTCATGATCGTAAGCGTACTGTATCATTGTGGACAAGTCAAACTTTGTTTCTTCAACCAATTGATTAAAATTGGTTTGCCGTGCTATCCACTCTGGCAGAGGGCCAGTACATTGTGCGGATTTAAACAGACTTGTTTTGAACCAAAAAAGAGCGGCAGCCACACTGCGCACTTTCGGCGGCTCGGCTAATATTTGCATTTCCTGAACATTTAATAATGTTTTAAACAGTTTAATTACAGTGTCCCTGCATTTCATAGTTTTAAATGTTAATAGTGCAAGAGTAATTGAGTGCTTTTCCTTAGAGCTATAGCTTAAATGCATGTATGAACAGTGCGAAGCTAAAGTTGTTTGCAAAGATTCATAAAGAACCTGCTGAACACCATAAACTGCAACTACCCATTCTCCATAACATGTTTTTGCACTTTTAAATGGCCGCGAAAGTTCTCCAAAACTAATATCAAAATTCTGCTTAAATATTCCTAACAAAAATGCTCTTTTATTATTACTTTTTATTAAATCATCTATTAAAGTTATATCTACCTGTTGTCCTTCTGACTCCTTAGAAGCAGAATTTTTAATTTCATTTTGTAGGGAATTTGAAAGATCTATTCCACTGTCTTCCACCACTGAGCCAAAAAGTCTGCGCTTAGCCGTTTTCTCTCTTGCACCCGGAATGTCTAACTGAATAGCACTCAGCTGAGGGCTTAAGCTATCAACTGGATTTATTTTCGTTTTTGGGCTGATATACTTTCGCTTTAACCAATGAACTTGTTCCTGGTCTTCCTCATTGCTCTGCTCAACAAACAATGCCAGGGAATTGCCCTGCTCTATTTGACTATCAAGTACTACCACATCCTCATCAGTTCCCGAAAGTGACTCTGTGTCTTTTTCTGGCTCGTTATCTGTGTCCTCACAATCTGCCTCCAAAATAATAAAATCATCAATACCTTTATCCGCCATAATAGTAGTCTAGATCGCGTTCGTCAACACACTCTGGGCAAAGAATATACAAATCCAGTAGAAGAAGCCGATTGAAAAGAGAGATACACTCAGCGGTTGCTACTGTGACAAAGCGAAGTGGTTTAGTACAATAACCACAACCCAAATCTATAGTATAAGCACGTAAATCCGGATGTGACGGGGAAGGCGGTGGGGCAGGAATAGCAGCTTCGTCAGGATTCGGCGAAGTTAAATCCTCATAACACAGCAGGTCAACGTCGAGCTTTGGACCAATCATCATATTGCTTGCTCCACTGTAGGGAAGTTATTTAGAAAAAGGCGGCAAATGTGGCAGAAACCTCTCCATTTATCCGCAACCTTGTCGAACGGTTCACCTTCTTCAATCATATGTAGTTTTTCCACAATGCATAAATATGCAAGGCACACTTTACACCGTATACGAAGTTCATCAATTAACTTTTTCTCTTCTTTTTCCACGTCTTTTCCTTTTTTGGAATATTTATAACTTGTTAAAAATTCATTTACGGCATAAAATCGAGCACATTGCTGACAGGTTCCATAGGGTAATAAATCTCTCCACACTAAACGAAAGCCACTGAAGTCAAATCTCCTTAAATCCGTTAGTGACAAGACTGTTCGGCAATTTCCACATAAAAGACTAATTGCCCCAACAGGTAGTTTTACAAGCTCCGCTAACCCATAAACTGTTGTTGGAAGTGCGTCTTGCTCCATCGGGAAAACGGTGCGGAAGATTTGCAGCTTGCTTTTAAATGTAGACCGCATTCGGTCTCCACCTACTGTATGTGTTTGTAATAATAG